ATCCTCCAAACATCCATCCGTATCGAGCTCAACATCAACTGAGAAAGGATTAAATCAGAATCTGCCAAATAGATGCAGACGGTGCAGGGGTAGCAGAGCTAGGTCAAACCACGAGCGCATAAGTTTTAATGGGACTTCATGCGCGGGACTCAAGATCCCGTCTCTCAGGAGTACGTGAGTTCGAATCTCACCCCCTGCACCACAATGGTAAAATAGGTAGGGGGTTTGTCCTGGCGATGTTAATGTGCCTGGAGACGTCAATACTTCTTCCTTCTGAAGATTTTGGCGCCTTCAAAATCGCACACGTACTCGAATCCGGCGTCTACGAGCGCGCACGCGTCCAAGGTGTTCTTGGCCACTTTTGAGATGTATTCTTGCTGGTCCTTGAATAGCTCCTCGGCCAGATGTACGTAGATTAACGTATTTTTGATGCTCTTGTGGCCGAGTTTTTGCATTACGTGAAGGATGTCCTTGGTCCGGTGGTACTCGAGCGTGGCTTTAAAGTGCCTCAGGGTCTTAAAGGTAATCTGGGCGATCCTAGGATTCTTCAGTTTATCTGCGATTCGCAGCCTCTGTTTTCTGAAGTTGTTACCGAAGTTATCTAGGCGCTTGTCGGGCAATGAGAATACCCTATTGCCGAAGGTCTTTGGTAGGGATTCGAGCATGCTGGCGAGGGTTGAGCTTATGTGACATATTCGAGGGTTGCTGTTCTTTTCGGGCGTTATGCGGACGGTTTTTGTTACGAGGTCAACGTCTATCCAAGTTAGCACCCATGCTTCGCCTGGTCTAATTGCAGTTTCCTTTAGGAGTTGTAGGAATGTGGCCATTCTATTGCTGCAGCTGGCGATGAGTTGGTCGACTTCGGTCTCTGTTGGGATGAGCGGGATTTTTTGAATCGCTTGATACTTTGGAGTTTCCCATGTCCCGCCTGTCATTTTTAGGAATGTTGAGTACGCGTCGACGGCGTTGCCTTTTCTTCCGTCGCACCATTTTTGCCTGGCTATCACGTCCTTGAAGGACTCTGGATCGTACAAGTTGGCTCCTCGTTTTAGAAGCACTTTGAGCAGTTTGGTCCGGCCGATGATCGTCGTTGGTCTAAAGCCTTGTTTTTGCATCCAGAAGGCGTATTCCACCATTTTGCCTTTGATCTCTGCTTCGCTTCCTCGCGGAACTTCCTTTTCTTGGACTTCCGCGGCCAAATTTATCACTCCGTTTGGTTCGGTAGCGCATATTCGGCGCTTAGAAACTAGGCCGCCTTCTGTTCTTAATGGTTCGGTATGAATTCTTTCAACCTGTTCAAACGTTGCCCAGGCTCTTCGAATGTCTTCAGAGTCGGAAAATCGTAGCCCGCAGCTGCGGCAGAGCCATCGTTGGATCCTATCACCGAACATAGAATACCTTAGGCCATCGCGCCAGACCTTCTGGGAGCCACATTTCGTGCACCGTGCGGTCGCGGTGTTTGGAGAGTGATTAGCCGCTGGAAGTCTCTGACCCGAACCCGAGACCGCGCCTTGATAACCTGACTTCAAACCCTGCGGCTCCTACTTATCTCCCACCGCGACCTTGTTAGAGACTACTTGGACTTGCCTTCACCCTTGATCATGTTTCATTAACGCCTGGCTTGGTTGTAGCGTCGTTTTGTCGAGGAAGCCCCTTATCGCTACTTTGACAATCTCGGCCCTTGAAGTGAAGCCCAGGTTTTGCTCTTTGAGAAAGATATCTACTTGGTCGACGAGTTCCTTAGGAATCCTGATCGTGGCGTATTCTGTCATGCGTGTTACACCTCTGATTCATAGACGCTTTGAAAGCATAAAAGGGTTGCAGACCAAAAAGACTCAAATGTGCCACATCGAACGGCGAGTTTGTGACACAATAAAGCTTAAATTCATGTGATTCATAATTGAATCAAGGGTTTCTCATGTCAACCGATGAATACACAACAGTCAGGCTGCCAAAAGAGCTCATAGACGAAATAGACCAGATCCTAAAACTAGGCCTAAAAGGCTACAAGAGCCGCGCCGAGCTCATAAAAGAAGCCATAAGAGACAAACTGAAAACCTTTCCCCCCATGCCCGAACAGGCACCGGTGCAGGCGCTGCCGCCCATAGAGCACTTTAACATAGACGAGAACGGCGTACGAATCCTTGACCGAACCATCGCAAACGGCGGCTCAAACGGACGCATAATAGACGTCTACTTCAAACAAGACAGAGTCTGGTGCGAACACTGCCAATCAGCGGACTGCCGCCACGTCAAATTCGCCCTAACAATCCCAAAAGTACAAGAAACACTACGCCAAAAAGGTTGGAAACTCAACAGAGAAAAATAGAAGTTCAAGGCGCGCACTCTATATAGTAAAAGCGAAGCAAAAGACAAACTAGGGTTCAAAAATGAGTGAAAAACCAATAACAATTTGTCCAAGATGGCTTGAAAAGTTAGAAGTTGAGATTAATAAAGAATTGAAAGAGCGATTTCCGAATAAGAATTTCAGTGTTAGCAAACTCACTTTACAGTATAACGTCAAAAAACCTATGGATATGTTTCAAGGCAAGAGATTTGTGCTCACAGACCCAATCGTTGCGACTTGTGACCTAAACCCGAAGGACGCTTTTGAGAAAGGTATCGGTGAAGGGGCGCAACAAGCACGCATTCTTGTCGGTGAAAAACTCTCAGAAAGACTCAGAACGAAAGGGATATGGCAATAAATCTTATTCGCTTTCGCGCGCGCCACATTTCTAGCGCGCCCCTTTTTGCTTAAACGTTGATTCGTTCTGCCTTTGATGACCATTCCTTCAATTCCCACACAATGTGGGCTAACCGCTTTTTTCTCAATCCAGAGGGGTTTGGTAACCTCAGCATCTCCCTGTCAGAAGTCACTACGTACAAGTAATAACTATTCTTCAGTCTCTCAGCTGCTTTCAACTCTGTTTCTGTGAGTACTACTGGGAAGTTCCCCAGCCTCGATTTGACTTCTATGTATCTAGTATCTTTACCACTTGTAGACTCCAAATCGTAACCAACTGAAAGATGATAGACAGGAACAACTTTACGGCGTTCCTCTCTTTCTTCATAATCAATCACCTTTTGCAGCGCCGAATATTCCTTCTCAGCAATCTCGGATGTTGTTTGAATTCGTTTAGGTAGTTTCTGTTCATCTGTCTTTATCGTGCCTATCTGTTCAATGATGTCCCTTTCCTTCTGTGTCGCGAGGTGCCTATCGTACCAAACGACCCAAGCAAGAATTTTGTTTTTTGAAAAGCGTTCTGTAATCTCATGAATAGTGTCCTGAGGATACCTAAAGCTCTTTGTGAAATCTTTTCCTTCAATCGGATGGGGAATGAACCTGCTAAGCCAGAAGACTCTCTTCCGATTCGGATAGCTCTGCTCCCCTCTAAAGTACTTACTTTCCAGAGGCGAATCGTCATACACAAGCTCGGCTGAAGCAACAACGCCAAGAGCCACAACTTCTTTCTTAAGTTTGAGAGCTACTACATTTCCTTCTTTCATTGAAATAAAATCCCACATCTGCCGCTGAACGTTATAGCTAAGCTGCCTGTTGCCCCTCCTTCTCAACCTTGAAAGGTCCTGATAAGTCCTTACAAAACGCAGGGCGTCGTAGTACACGTACCCGAGAGCGACCCTTTCGTTATTAAGAAAGTCATCCATGAATCCTTTGCCGCCAGTGTGACCAGCTGTGAACTTCCACACTCGTGTGACACTAGAAAGGGCCTCGGCCTCGCGTAACGTCCTTTCATCAAGTTTGCCAAAACTACTAGGCATTGCGGATGACCACCTCTCTAGAATACGGTCTCCTTTTGTCGGATAGAGTTTGCGCTTTTCGAGCACGCTATCCAAAGGTCCTAGTTCACGCACACGAAGGCAAATGCGAGGGAGTTATGGTATCTTTCCGTCTTGGGCAGTTATCTCTATGCTGATGCGGATCGGTGTCGCATCGAACCTTCCTCCGACTGTCACCTGATAGCCGAAGCTTAATTCCTCTATTGCCTTCTCGATGTGCGTACGGAATATAGTGCGCGCTCAAGTTGGTAAATGAATTTCCCCTCTAGAATAGCATGCCACATGCGCGTGCTAGTCTTGAAGTTGAAAAAAGATAGTTTTAAGAAGATTCTGTAATGTTATCCCTTATTGTAAAAAGCCGGTCCAAATATCTGAGGGAGAACGCAATTTGCTCATACTAACTCAACGAAATGAGATAGAGAATGCGCAAAGGCAATTTGTAGCAAGGCTTGATCAGGCTTGTGACAGGCAGATACCAGTTAAAGTGGGCTATCAAGGCGGGTACGAAGAATGCACTATTCGATGGTCCCAAACTGCTGGCATATGGTTTTACTCTGGAGAAACAGAGGGAAGCCGTTATTGGAACCCCCTTGGCATGTCCGAAGTCCCTCCTAAAGAAAACTCCATGGTGTCCATAGTTTGCGAAGTTAACTCACCGATTGAAGGCATAAGTAAGAGAACGCAAGGCGCCTTCGCACGTGACGAGAACGACCACATCTGGTTATTGCATAGAGGGAAGATCGGGGGCGGAAAGCCTGGGATAGGCAGGAGATTGTTTTTTGAACACTATCAAGGAGATGTCAAGGAAATTGCCGGCGATAGATTTGCGATAATAGGCGATATTGGTTCCTTGGATTTTGTTGAAAATGTAAGGAATTTTGTACAGGAAGTTGAACGAATTAAAAGCCTCGTAACGTGATACCAAATAGCCAGCGCTAAGCATTTCGGAGAGATCTACTATGAAGTCTGATCTTAAGGAAAGCAAGACCTATCCAGAATCCTTGGAAATACCCCTTCCATTACAGCTATGGATATAGAAGTGCAGATACTTTTGTTGAATTCAACCAACCAGAAAGAGAGCCCTACGTCATGAATAACCCCGAAGAACAAGAAAAAATCCGCAAGATTCGTGAGTACATCTCGAAGAGTGGGTTTCCTCTAGAGATTGAGATAGGAAATATTCTTCGTAAAGAAGGATGGCTCGCAGGAAATCAATGGCCTTATACGGATAAAACGACTGGAAAAATCAGACTTGTCGATGTTCTTGGAATGAAAATGGAAGCCAAGCCTCCTCGATTTCTTCCCTTGTTATTTATAGAATGTAAGAAAAGCGTGACGCATGGTTGGGCTTTCTATACTCAAGAGAAAGAAAAGGAGTTCCTTCCTGCTTTGGTGACAATAGTTGATTTCGTTAAAAAGCTTGCCAATCCTCCGCTCTCCACTAGACTGGAAGAATTGATGCCCGATGCTGTTCTCAGCCAAATCACAGGTCTCGTGACCCCTCGATTGGAGGCTCTAGGTAATCTTTCCAAATTACACTTTCTCGATAAGACAATCAAAATTGGAGTTGCTTGCGCAATTCCGTCTGGAAAAAGAGATGATTTCTTCGAGGCCAAGATGGAAATCGCTTCCGCCCTTGAGAGCTTGGGAGAAGGCCAAAGTAGTTCTATCGTTTTTCCAGTTATCGTATTTGACGGAGATATGTTCGAATTCTATCAGGAAGATGATCAAACAAAAATCTCACCGATAAATCATATCCAAGTTATGGAGTTTAGAAAGAATGCCTACCCTTGTCTGATTGATGTGGTTAGAAAACCATATTTTTCTGAATTTCTAAAGAAGATAGAACAAGATTTTAGCATCTTAACGGATTTCCTGAAACTCTGAGAAATGAGGGATTTAACCGGACAGCGCCAGGCATTCGATCGCGCGCTCGAGGCATCAACATAATAAAATGATCAGGGTGCTTCAGCCGCTGGAGATCTGAGGAATTGTCATATTGGTTGTCCTTAATGTAGTGGCAATTTTGGCTTACTTTTTCGGCACAGGTTCAGTTGAATGGTGATTTATAAGAAAATCAGCCCAGCACAACATTCCTACGATAGCGATAAGTTGTGTCGTTGACGTAGTTGACGGCGACACAGCAATTGCAGCGATAACACCGAATATAATTCCTGGTAACCATGACCATTTAGATTTGGTAATTAAGAAAGCAATTAAAGTGACTACAACAAAAACTCCAATTCCAACTCCAACACCCTCCGGAGTAACTTTGGGCCAGCTACTAGGTATCTCTTGAGAAATTATTGCATATGGAATTATCACTTCACTGTTCGCCTCTTTTCGTTAAAACATTGATGCAAGGGTACACCTTAAGGGTTTCCTGAACATGAAGTCTGGCCATTATTCCTAGATTATCGGTTGGAAACGCACCCTATTGACTCGCATCATACGGAAAAAGGCCAGAAGCTATTTAGATCATATTTCCCATCCTCGCTAACACTCAGAGGCAACCTATGCGTGAGCGCACTAAGCTAAGCTTCAGGAGCCGATAGATTTCGCCAAAGAAGATATACTTTTGTCTGCAAGAGGAAGCCGCACGCTTTGATCAGGCTCGCTAGTCTTTCTCTGTCTAGACTTTTCACCTTGTTGCGGTATCCAGCCACTGTGCCATAGGGCTGGTGCGAGGCAAAGAATTTCAGGAACCTAGGGGTTTGGTTCTTGATGAACGCGTTCTTGATCTGCATGATCTCTGAGAGTTCGAGCGTTGACAAGACTGAGAGAACATAGCTGTGGCTGCTTAGGAATTGCAGGTTAAAGCCCAAGCTGGATAAGACCTCTGCGATGTTCAAGACTTCCTTGCTAGGCAGCTGGTCGCAAACTTTGGTCATTCCGGCCTTTTCTGCGAATGGGTTGTACTTCGCCATTACGGCTGGCATCTCGATAAACTCGGTCCCGACCAAGCCTAGCGTCTCTTTCACTATCTTGACTCCTAAGCCTATGGTGCGGTACTTGGGATGCACCACAACTCGGCTGATCGTGCTAAGTCGCTTGTTTATCTCTCGCATCGGATACTTCGTTAACCCTGAAGCTTTGCGGCCGAAGCACTGAGGTCCAGAATACGTGTAAACGATCACCCCGCACAGTTCGCCGGTCTTGCGCCAGAGACAGAAGATCTTCCTGGGCGCGGCAACCTTGTGGCAGCGGTAATGAAAGTGTGCGAGTTGTCTCCAGTTCTCGAACTTGCCTTCTGCGACATACATCTCTTGGACTAAGCTGCACTCGCTTTCAGCTTTCGGATTAAGGTAAGAGATGGCTATTTCTTGACCAAACCGTTTATGAACGTGCATGTTCGGGTTGAGGTCTTCTAGGAGATCCGTGTGCGTGGTCGCGGCGATGACGGCTTTTCCCTGTTGTCTTGCTAGTTTCTGAAGGTTGAACGCGATTATCTTGGCTGTATCGCGGTCTAGTGTGGCGCAGAATTCGTCCATGATCCACCATTGTTTGCCGCTTTCAACTAGTTTGGCGAGGCGGTATCGGTACTTCTGTCCGTCGCTCAGCTCGGGATACTTGCGCAGGAACAGGAAAGCGTCGTTCAAGCCTACTCTGCTGAGGAGCTCGAGACCTTCCTCAACCGTCTTGCCCACGGTCTCGATAAGTGGCTTGGAAGGGTCTATTTGTACGTCGCCAATGTCAATCGCCTCGTCGCCCAGGTCCTTCTTCAAAGCCCTGAGCAGCACGCTCTTGCCGGATCCACTGTCGCCCGTGACGTAGACGATATCGTGCGGCCCCATCTTCAACTCCACATTATCCAGAACAATGTGCTCTTTCTCTTCGTCAATGCCGAGTCCGAAAGCCTCTGCAACTGCGAGAGTGCGATCAGTCAAAGGCACACTCGTCTTGTAACGCACGTCAAAAACAAACTTCCCCGATATCCGATCATAAGTCCTGGCAAACCCTTGAATCCTGAAATACTCTCTATGTCTTCTCAAACCAACGCGCCTAGTGTCCACTGACAACGATTAGATTGACAAAAAAGGTACAGGCTAGGGCTCTTTTCGGTCGGAAGGCTATAGGTCGGAAGCTGAAACTGCCTAGCCGTGGATGTTAGTGCTGGAAGACTATAGAATCAGCCAGGTTCAAAAAAGAGTGGAAAGGAGGGAAAATATGTTCCGCAGTTAAGCCGTTTTGGGTGTTGCCTGCGTTGTCGACGATCCTGCACTCGTAGACGTGCTAGACGTACTAGCTGACGTTGCAGGGCTGAAGTGGCTTGTGATGTAGCTGGCAAGAATGTTAGACGCCTTCCATAAGTACCAGGTGATGAAGCCGTTTGCAAGCCAGGGCAGCAGAGTCGAATAGTTCCAGCCCATCACGATAGTGAAGAATCCGACGATAACGCTGACCATAAACGTGTACAAGAACTTAGCCAGGTTGAATGATTCAGGCGGCGTCTGCGCCAAGTAACCCGCCAGACATGATATGATCGCCACGACTAGCGCGACGGGCACGGAAAGCCCCAGCGTTTGTATCGTCTGCATACTGGCGAAATCGAAAGGCGGCGGACCTCCACTACTGGTGCTGTTCGTAACAGTCTGCGCAAAAGCAACAGGCATAGCTACTGCAAGCGCGAGCAAAGCCAAAACGAACACGAGTACTATTCTCTTTGTTATGACGTTCACCTCCCTTCTCCCGCTTCTTTTTCAAATAACAACGGGTGATTCTAAACGCGATGACCGATGAAAATGCCCGTGACCAAGCCGATTAGGCCAGTGATGGCGCTGAACACTTCGCTGTTCCACGAATGCAAGAAGGCCATGTTGGCGATCTCCATGCCCGTTAGGCAAACGGTCATGCAGATGGCGAATTTTACACCGTAAACGAGCTCATCCCTGGGCGTGATCTCAAAAGTCTGTGGACCCTTCCGAGTCTTGCGGATTACTCGCCGTGTGAACGCCTGACGAACCCAGTCCGTCACTTTCTTTGCCTTCTTTGGTTACGACGGTTGCTGATCCAGCTCTTGCGAAGAATGAAGCTTTTCAGCCAAACTTGTCGAATAGGCTTCAGAAGCCGCTTTTTCCCAGCGTCAATGTGCAGATCTAGAACGTGCATGACGTCGAAGCCGAGCAGCGCCTTTTGGCAGCCATCGTAAGAGCAAAGAGTGAACACGTGGTCTCCGTTGATCTTCATGTACAGATACCCAAGCTTGACCTTAACTCTGTTGCCATCCGCGATTTCAATTAACCCTTCACCGATGCACTCTAGCTTCAGCTGCTTAGCCACTTCCTGCGGAATGACGGTCCCGGAGCTGCCCGTGTCAACCAGAAACTGAAGCTTCATCTGCTTACGGAGATTCCTTGGATTAGCGATAATGGCTTCTTGGTAGAATCCAGCTTGTCTCTTCATCAAATAACACTCTTCCATGATTGGATAGTCTCAACCAGAATCGCACTTGTGCATCGGACTCTGGCAAAACTTCTCGATGATTTTCAGGTCTTGCCCAGGATGAAAGCAGAGAAGGTGAAGCTCGTGGAGGTCCCGGTTATAGTCCACCTTAGCCTTACCGTGCCTCCGAACGACGTGTTGTTGGCCGCTCCGACCCCGACTGTTGCAATTAATTGACCAGTCGCTGTTATCTGTGCAGAATTGTAAACCGGGTACCAGTTCGCGTCAGGTCCCTGCACATCGATGTAGAACACGATAACTGGGCTTGTCCCGCTTACTACAGTGATGTTCGCCACGAGCAGAAGTTCCTTGTAGGCGCCACACGATTGACCGGTCGTGTATGAGCTACTCGTGTACGCCTGTGACCCGATATTTAGGACCGTACCCGTAGCTTGGGTTACGGCGCCTATTGTATTCGATCCAGAGGGAAGCGCTGGTAAACTATTAACCCCGATTTTTCCCGTGCTGTCGACAACGAGACAAGCGGTGCCGCCAGATGTCTTGATCTGAATACTCGTTGGGAAGTTGTTGATCCCGATCTTCCCAGAAGCATCAATTATAAGCCCGGCAGTGCCACCAGACGTAAGAAGCTTGATAGCTTGAAGGCTTGGAAAATTGTTGATCCCGATCTTTCCTGTGCTATCGATTACGAGCCCAGCGGTTCCGCCGGAAGTTAAAATGGCAATCTTTCCGATATTGTTTGTTCCAGCAGGTAGAGCCGAGCCGATAGTCACGTTGGGAAGATAGTTTATTCCTATTCTGCCATTAGAGTCAATGACGAGGAGCGCGGATCCACCGCTCGTCTGGATCTTAATAGGGCTTTGGACTCCGGTTCCACCGCTCGCCACGTAGAAGGCCTGGCCGTTCGTCAACCGCACTGGAAGGTAAAGTATAGCGCTGCCCGCACTAGTCAACTGATGAAGGATAGCCAGAAGATCCTGGCCTAACGTATCGGTTACGCTGGGTCCTGACATTGCTCGATAACTCACCCGCTTCCTACGATCCAGATGTCAAACGAAAACTGTGGTATGCCCTGGATTGATGCGTTGACTGCTAGAGTGAACGTTATCGGAAGCGATGCGTGCGGCTGGATTGGTTGGGCTTTGTAGTTCCACGTGAGAGTCAGGTAGTTCGAGGCGTTAGAGGGGTTCCAGTTGGCCGTGTACATAGACAGAGTTATGGGCACGTTGCTCTCACTGAGCAAGTAAGCCGAATAATTCTCCGCTTGCCCAGGCTCGAGCATGCCCCAATTGATAGACGTCACCGGTGTAGTCAAGTTCGCATTCGTGAACACGCCTATACCGACGAGCTTGAGTGTTGCCGTATTGCTGATCCTCATCGAGTACTGCAGAACGCCATAAGTTGCGAAGCAACCGACCAGCAGACCGACGATTAGTGCTAGCGCTAACATACCAGCATTTTTCTTGTCCAAAAGAGTCACCTCACTCCAAGTTAACAAAACCGTCTGATAGCAAAGCTTTGATCAATTGCCCGAACATCTTACGGGCGCTTCTGAGTTCTTGTCCACAAATTTCTGTTGGCGTAAATTACAGGTTACCACATCGGGAGAGCGAGTAGATGCTTTATCCTACTTACCCTTAACGCTCGTGCTCAAGACAGTTAAATAGTAAAGCAGTACGTTTTCTTTATGGGAAAAGTCGTGAACGTCTCTCAGAAAAGAAAGATCAAGTTACTGAACGTTCCGAGGTTTATCCTTGCATTTGTAATAGGGTTCATTGTTTCTTCTTATTTGAGCAAAATACCATCAGAAGGAGGGTCAATCATGATCCCTGCAAGCCCACTAGTTTTTGTAGTTCTGGTTTTCAGCGCTGCCATGCTTTATGGTCTAAGATTCTTCTTCACAAAGTTGAGAAATTCGCTCGTATTCATAGCATTCATTATTGGATATACGTCGGTTATGTACTTAAGCGCGGTCGTCACTCTACGGGCAGTTTCCTTCAATGGATCGTTGTTGGAGTGCCTTCAAATGTTCGTGTGCTTGGTGACAGTTATGCCCTTTATCGAGCCTAAGATAAGTATAATCGATTTTGAAGGTCTCAGAGCCCCAAGCGATTCCATCTATTTTGCGACAAGTATCATGTGGCTTTCTCCATTTTTCGCTGAGATGCTAATATTATTCCGATGGCTTATTTTAGGACAGTACTGGCTGCGCATGAGCTACATGGTTTTGGGTGGGAATGGAATTAATGATATACTATTCTTTTTCGGATTCTGGATCTTCTTAACCATTTTTTGCTTTCATCTGCTTGGTAGGATACTATTCAAGAAGTCAGATCAACCGAAAGATCTTTGATTTGGCAAAGACCAAAGCGTGCCTTGGCAGGCTCATTCGCCTTTTGAGCCAAGAAGAGCCAACCTGAACATTAGCCGCTTCTTGTCTCTTCGTTTGCTCAGCCACTTCATCTGGACAAGCTGATTAAGATAGCAACTTTCGATCGCCCGGGATTTTCCTGTGTTGCAGGAGACTTCGTTAGCGCAGCATTCACCTTTGGACGCTACGGTCAAATACGTCGTTCTTAGATGGTTTGGCAGAGAGAAGAGTTCAGATCTTGGGACAAAAACAGGCTCAGCTCGGGCCGCAAGCTTCCTGTCTATTTCTTCAAGGCGGTGCCGGATTTCGAAGAGTTCTTTGTAGATGGGTTCATTTCTCATTTGCTGTTCGCATCTGGCCTAGTGGACGAGTCTTGGCTGTTTGGTCCGGTTGAGCTTCTCAACGCTGCCGTATCCTTTGACGCCCCTGAGGGCCATCATGTAGTCGGCAAGCAAGGGCGAGACTTTACCAACGCTTAACGTCACTTCTAAGCAGGGATCCTTCTGCGTCTGGTCGATATAATACTCACAACTGTCAACGCGGTAGCTACCGCTCGATATTCCAATATTCGGCAAATTCAGCGTTATGGTGTCGCCGCCCTGAATTATGTTCGTTCCGTAGTCGAGCACCGTTGTTTTGAGCGTGAACGACTTTGCGAGGTCCTTATAGTAATTCGCCAAGGCCTGAGCGCGGAAGTTGCATGCAAGGTCTGATAGAAGTTGGTCGTCTGTTTCGCTATAGTCGCGTTCGCCATAGGTTTCGACGCTCGCACTTCCTGCAGATTGGCCGCTGTATTGAGCGCCGCCAAAGTATTGGCCATCCATGTAGAAGGTGACTGCGCTCGTCGTCATCATCGTAATCATGATGGCAATAATGTGTGACCAGTCGAAGTTTGCGCTGCCGTTCCAGCCGCCCGTTCCAAGAGTCCAACCGTCTGTTGCCGCTGCTGGACCGCCATTAAGCTGGATCTGATGGAAATTGCCGTCATTCATAATCATTTGGCAGCTCTGACCGACAGTATTGTAGTTCGTGTCATAGAGGGCGATGAAAACGTTCGCCGCAACAGTCGTGTAAATATTCAGGTTCACCATGGGATACATGAACATGCTTATCGGGTTCGCTTTGCCCCAATAGAACATCACGCCTGTACCCGGCGCGCCACCCGGTCCTGAAACCTTGACGCTGTAATTCCCAACAACCTTGATATTCGACTCGGCAGTTATCGTTGGACTGCTATAAATCGGGCCCCAGCCCTGAGTCGGGTTAAGGTTACTATCCGCGAAAACGATGACCGCCGTACCCGACGTGTAAGTATTAGCCAGCGGCATCCCACACAAGATGTACGTGCTCTGAACGCCAGCGACGTTGTTTTCTTCCATGCACGGAAAATTGTAGATGAATATCCGTTGACCAACACTGAAGTTGCTTGGGCTACTAACATACAGGTTTTGTTGGCCGCTGTTACTCGTCGCGTTGACTGTGCTCCCGATGTAAGGCGTCGATTCGTCAGTACCAAAGTCTTGGCTTGCCACGTTCGGTTTTGAGGCCACGCCGAAGACTGTGATCATATTCTCGACGCGAGAAATGTCCTCGTTATATTCGCTGTGCTCTATCAAGCCATTTAGGTCGATGCTGTTAGGGCTGGCTCCGATCGGAAAGAAGCTGAATAACCCGTCAGGCTCTACTCGGTATTCGTAGCCGATGACGCCGTTCAGGTCGCAGCAGCCGGCGAGGTAGTTGAGGATGTCAGTGATGGGCGAGTTCGTGTACTTGAGCAAGTCGAAGGTGTCACTTGTGTTCTGGATCAGCTCTGTGCCGTTGCGGTTATGGCCCAATCCCGCCCAGTTATCCATCAAATCCTTAACGATTGCTTCGCCTTTCATGTTCTGATAAGTCTTGTTGACCACTCTTCTGCTGAGCCTTTCTCCCCAGCAGCGACCGTCAATTATTAGGTAGTCTTCTTCTGCGCCGCTATCGCTTTCGTACCCGGCTAAAGTTTGGCACTGAGTCTTTTCCACAATGCACGTAATGAGCTGTGGACAGTTTGCGCCTCTGCCTATACTGATGTGTCCGTTCAAGCCGCAGGTGATTGGATAAGTGCCGCCCTGCGGACCGTATTTGTTGCCGTAATTGAGAAGTTTAACTTCGAAGCTGCTACATTCTTTCGTGCAGCCCAAGTAAACTTCGGCGGAGATAACGTCGCTCTGGGGCGGCGCCACCGTCCCAAAGGCTAGGCTTATGCAAGGAAGCGCTACACTGCCGATGCTCATTTTATTCCCCTTCTCAGAAGCGCTTGTTCGCCTCCGCGTTGAATATTGCTCGTCGTTGATGGTGTAGTGGCTGCCGCAGCGTTGAAGTTCTTAACACTGGAGGTCGCCTGGTTCATGTTGTTGGCAAAGGTCATCATAGCAACGCCTGCGGCGATGACGATGGCGATTCCAACCCCGGTTAGCATAAGGAAGGTTCCGTAAGAAATGTTCAAAGCATCGCAGACGCTGGTCGCAAAACTCATCGCGGCACTATGGACGTTCTGGGCTATCGTAGCCAAACTTAGCGCACCAGTGCTTGCAGTTTGCTCCGTTGCCTCGGCTGCCACACTAGCACCTAGGGCCGTCTCGGCGGTTGTTTGAGCAGTGATCGCACCGGTATTAGCAGTTTCAGCCGTTGTATCGACCGCAACTGTAGCTGAGTGGCCCTGCGTGATCAATGTGAGGAAGTTGTAGACTCGGCTTGCAGTGCTGACGAGTTCGATCATAGTCATGACCGTGCGCAGGTATTTTGCGGTTTGACTGTCGACAAGACCGAAGCTGCTTGCCAGGCTCGTGATTTCTGTGCCCATTCGGCCTAGGCTTCCGATGCCGCTTGCGATGCTCCGTAAGCTGACGTCGGTGGTTCCCATCGAAGTGTTCATGCTGTCGACATCACTGCTGATGTTGCCAGCCATGGTTGCCGCGTCGGCGCTTATGCCCTCAAACACGGGACTCGCGTTGTCGATAGCTTCAACTGTGGCGGTGACTACGCCAACACTACTGCTCAAAGGGGCTAGCCTCCAAACTCGCCTATGGCAGCAGCCACTCCAGCCGCTACGGCGTCAAGAATGCTGCTCAAGTTTTCATTGAGAGCGCGAGTTATGAAATATCGGGGCGCGATTCTGCTGGTCCCGAACTCTTGATAAATAGCATAGCCCACGTCGCAGATGATTTGTACCACCCACTGCGCAAGCACGATCGCGTTAATACTGCTCACCAGCAACCCGGTCCGGATTGGAGCATACTGCTTCGCGGCCAAGACGATCTGTTGAGCGACGTCTTCAAGCTGCTCCTGCACGTTATCGTGAATGGACTCGTTAACATCCTGCAGTTCAGCGGCTAATTCTTCGACTCCATCAATCTGTACGGACATGCTGAGGCTCAATTTTTCTTAGCTTTCTCCATTTGGTCCAACGCTTGCCGATCAACTTCGTTGATAATGATCAAGAACTCCTCAACTTTCCTGGCAGATACACGCGAGAGCTGATCGGGCGTCCACCCGAATTCTTTGCACAAGCGATACTCTGTTATGGACTGGTGCGGAGTGCTCCGCCTCATCGCCCTTAAGAGTTTTTTTCCTCTTCAACCGACACCCTATTCAGGCTGTTCACGTGTTTCTCGATCAAGTCGATGAGCTCTGACGGCACTGCGGAATCAATATCTGTGCTTAGAAGCTTCTGCAACGATACAGGGTTACCTGATGGCTGCTGCGCAAGGCTAACAAGAATAAGCTCAGCCCGGACAGCAGTCTTATCAGTGCTTATGACCTTGCCCGTGGTGGGATTGACTTGCGTGTATTTCTCGATGATCCGGTTTCTAGTGGCCCACGTGTACCGCTTAACAACGTAGTGGCCCTTATACTCGAGGCCAAACTGGACGTCTATGTCAAACTCAACAGCATGTTTCATACTTAGTCACCATCATAAATTCAGTCACGCCATTTCGCCAGTAAATCGGGTTTGTATGTTTCCTCTGGAATCAGCACGCCCATTTGCGCCAGTCTCCGGTTCCTGTCATTGATTACTGTCAAGTCTCCACGTTTGAGGCGCTCCCAGCAGCTAATGCAGTAGGCTTCTTCGATTCTGATTTTACTATTGTCAGGTTGGTCAACCACAACCGGTCTACCACAGATAGCGCATGGAACCTGATACTTCAATGGCGACGTACATCCATAACCCAGTCTAAGTGATCGCGATAGTCTCCGCGACCCACTTCAGCTTGACCGAGACTAGATCTTTTACTTTGGTTGCCGGCGGAAAATCTTCCCACATGCAATACGTGAAGAGCGCTTGATGGCCACCGCTGAGCAGAAAGTTTAGGCTGAACTGCTGATTCGCGAGCAACGCAGTCAACGCCCAAGGGCTCTGAAACTCCAGAGTGACTTCGCCGGAAAGCTCACGGTTACGTTCTCGCAGGAACTTGTGCAATAAGGAAGCAGAGCCAGCGCTTTGAATCACCGGAACAGCTTTCAGGTTATTCTTGATCTCAAACTGCCAATCAGTACAATCCGTGAGGTTGGATAAGCCGCCACCGGACGCTGTGCCAAGCTGGACGGGCGTGTCGTAGAAGGGGATCCCTCCTGGATAATCGCCATAAGTCGCACCGCTAATCAGCGCGGTTCCAGCGCTCGCGTTCTGCCCGATCAAGTCAACGTCTGCCTTCAGAACATCATCAGTCTTCGCAGCGGCTGTTAACTTGTCAACCTTGCAGCCTAACAGAATCAAGCTGTTAATGTTCGTAGGGCTTGACCATTGGCCCTTGAAGTAGACGACTTGCATGCTCAAGCTTGACAACAGCCCCGCGTACTGAATCAACGTAGTCGGAGCCAATGGTGAGGGAATGTGCTTTAGTTTGAGCTTCACCTTGCGAATCCCAGGATACATGGCCTGGAGGTCTCGGCTGCCGACACCATAGATCTTAAGCAGGCCGGGGTCGATGCTTGGATCATGTTCTTCAACGTTTATTCCGAGCATACTCGGACTCGTTGGAAGCACACCGTAGCTTGACTCAGCCACATAGTACACTTTTGTCTCTTGCGCACCATACGTGTCAGGAAGACTCATCTCAAATCACCAAGAAACTATTAATTGAAAAAAGCCTGAACTAGAAACAGCTATGCCAGTTTTCTTCGCAATTGGCTTCTAGGCTTTTTCTTCACTCATTCTGTCCCGAAGAGAAAAGTACACGTAACTCACGAAAAGAAAAACAAATCCGCCCACAACCAACGTCGACAAACCCAGGCTGACCCATGACATTATATTATCAAGCTTCAACCATCCGACGTAGACTAACGTAATTACTGCGGCACCGAAGATAGCCATGACCCCAAAACTCAGAATACTCTGTCGAACATATCGGTCACGTTGGGCATCTGTCCAGCCTTCATCCGTAAACCTCTCCACCGCGCTCACACCTTTGGAAATTCGCGCTTTGAGAATAAGAAACTATCCCTCCCCTTTCTAGTAAATTCCTTGGATTGTTTCGAGGTACCATGAGGTAAGTAGGAATTCGGTTCGGTAGATGAAGGGCTTCACATCCGTCTTGTCCTTGTCACTGTAGCTAGTAATGTCGATGTAAGTGATGCCGTTAACCGTGTCAACCGCGTTTGCGGTGTCGCAGCATATTTCGGCAATGCCTGAACTACCCGTGCTTGTGTTCGTTGTGCGGACAAGCACCCAGACGTAGCCATTTGAGTCGATGTAGTTTGTTATGCTTGACGTTAAAGTGATGGTGACCGTCATGTTTGATGATCCAGTTCCCGTAGTCGCATTCTGCCAAGCCAGCGCGGAGGCGTTCCACACCTTCATCGTGACGCCATTACCGCCCGGAGCAAGACCGTAGCCGATGAAGTTGAGCACGATCTGCTGAGTAGTCGCTGGCACGTTTGGCAGCAGGATCTGGAAGAGCATTAAAGCGTAGTTGCCGCTTGTCGTTGACTGGTAAACAAAGTCAGATCCGTCCTGATACCATATGTACTGATACTGCGTGCTCGTCAACTCGGTCCATCCAGCAGCTCCAGGGGCTAGCTCACTCAAGGCGTCTGCCCAGAAAGCTTTGTGCGGAGATCCTGACGGATACCCTTCGCCAACATAATTCAGGTTAACAATATTCGGAATCTTCATGTATTGATGGACTATGCGGTTGATCTCTTGGCAGAGTTTTTGTCGCATCGTTAGGCCGTCATCGCTGGTTTGCGGTCTATTGGTGCTCCACGTATTGAGCCTTAAGCTGCCTATGCGTTGGCGTGTCGCGCCGTCGACTGTTAGCTTCTTATCAATGCTTCGGGTCAAGCCGATGCTGATTTGAGCGTCATAATTCTTGAAGAGTTCACGGTCATACCATTGCGCGCTGACGTAGATGCTAGCGATGCTGCCGTCATTCTTAATGACCTTGATGTTACTGCTTATCAGACGAATCGCAGTCGTCACAGGGTCCTCGTAAGTGTCCAACGTGCTCATTGCGTGATCAGTCTCCTGCAGACGCTCTTGTAAAACAAAGGATCGCCGTCCAAATCATAATCAGAAACTGTGATGATCTCGTAGTCTTCGCCGCTGTACCTGATCTTGTCATGAACGCGCGTGGGCAAGAAACTGTGAACGGTAATCTGCTTCTGCGTGATGTAGCCGGGTTCAAGGATTAACTCGCTCGCAGCGCCTAAAGTTACCATACCCAACAGCGAAATCGGCTGGCCCCAAGTCACTTCATTAGCTGCTTCTTGGATCGGAAACAACTGTAGCTCGTCGCCGTTAAGCGTCAGTAGCTGCGTGAAGTCCGTAATGGGATCGATATAGTTGAGGTAGAATTGCCCGAGCCATGAGACGTTTGCCATGGCCTTCTGCGGCGTGATGGCGCTGTAATCGGTGAACTGCGGTCCCCAATTCATGAACTGCGACTGGTACTGGCTGATTATCTGCATGGCCAAAGCGTACGAAGGCTTGTCATGCGCCTTTCGGATCTCGCCCAAAATTCCGATGGTTATCGCGTCGTAGTAGGCGCATGCCGGGAACCGTTGCACGACATCGATGTAGCCTGGCCAGCAGATGCAAGGGTTATAAGCCGGATACTGCGCCGAAGCCCGGATCGTCTGAATGAAGCCATAAACCTGCTGGCAAGTTGCGCTCCAACCCTCATAGGTGAATAGGCCTAGAAGCGCGAAGGCTGTTGAATCGTCGTAGACCTGTGTTTCTGGTGAGCCGACTCTGTGCCAGTTGTCGTCGCCAGACGGCTTTGGCGTGAAGTCGAGGCAGAGCTGCGAGAGACCTTGGCTTAAAAAGCTTGTTAGGTCGCTCAGGATCTGATCATAGACGGCTGCGTTTGCTGTGTCGTACGTGTCTGCGAGCATCATCAGGCCGATACAGCCGCAGAGACATTCAACGTCCATCTGAGCGGACCAAGTGCCGGAGCTACTCACCATCTCTGCGAAGCCGCCGTAATAGTGGTCGTGAATTCCGAGAACCGCAGGTTGATGCTGCATGTTGAAGAGAAAAGTCAAACCCGCAAGTTTTGCAGCAGCCAAGTAAGACGCGTTATTCGTTAGTGCATAGGCTCTGAGCAGGCTGGGGATGCATCGGCATGCGTCGACGCTCCAGTATTCGTTGCTGCCAACTGAACTCTGAAAGCCGCCATAAGCCGAAAGGCTACTGTTCGTGCACTGCTGAGACACCAAAAAACTCGCTAGAGTCTCAATCTCTGTCAGGATCGCGGCTTGATCTGCCTGAAACTGGGAGCTATTATATGCTAAGCACAAGAAATCTACCGCGAAGGCCGCTGGAAAGGCCCCTTGGCCATAAGCAGGATCTGGGCCGTCAACACTTCCGCCAGCAGTAGTATAGTACGTGTTCTGAAGGTTGTTCTGCATCGTCAAGGTGTTACCGTTTACGTTGGCTACAACGTTCCACTCGCTGTTGTTGTTGTCATAGATCTGCACTGGGTAGCCTGCTTGAAAGTTTGCTCCATTTGCCACGGCAACGTTCTTCTGGCCACCAGGCGGACTCGACGTCATAGTG